ATGATTCCCCCCATCTCTCCAAGAATCTCCACATATCCAAACGGACCCCACCCCCATTATAGATATTAGGATCTTCTATATCTATATCCCTCTAAAAATTTTTCATTATAATATAGTCACAAAAAAACTTGACAAACACTATGAATAATATATACTTTATATAGTATCTTTAATAATTAATAAAAAAATATATGTCACGTAAAAATTTGGAGGAACGTTTGGTGGACTATAATAAGGAGTTAGAGGCTTTAAACACAGAGCATAGGTTTAGATTGGCTTCTGAAGCTATTATCCATGAGGGTTTAATTAAAACTAAGGTCGTTGTTGTTGATGTACCTGTGAAAAAAGATGGCAACGGGAAATAATTACAAACAATTGGGTGTTTCTAAGCAGGATATTAATGCTGGTGATTTTGATAAGATTACTGTTGTTAAAAGGGATAAGAGGATTCTAGGTAAAGCCTCCCGTTCTCCTAAGAAGAATGTTATTTTACCGTCACATAGGCTTATTTATAAACATTATAAGGAACAGGGATTCCGAAGTTTAGCTAAGGCTATTCGTAAGACTGATGCTTTTGCTGAAACTACTGCTTATAATTCTAGTATCATATCTAATAGTAAATCATGGAAGGCTTTGATGGATGAAAAATTGCCCCAGGAGCATGTAGCTAAAAGGCATGCCGAACTTCTGGATAAAAGGGACTATAGAAAGGTCGTAGGCGTTGATGGTAATATTACGGAGGTTGATAATGGTCCTGATACGGCCGCCGTAACCAAAGGCGTTGAATTAGCTTATAAATTAAGGGGTGCTTTCAAGAAAGAAGATGATGCCCCACCTTCTACTGTTATGTATAATCTGTTCTATAAACCGGAAGTTCGTGATCAGATGAAAGTATTTGAGGAAGGTATTAAACAATCACTAACACATGAAATTGCTAGAAAACATAAAGCAAACATTAAGGAAGAAGAAGAAAATCAAGCCCTTATTGACAGTCAAGAAGGAGAGTAAACCTGATGGTGCTTTTCTTGGTGAAATGGATCAAGAGGAACTTGATAAATACATCCATGAAACAGAACATGGATGGAAGAACTTTTATAAAAAAATTTTTAAATAAAATAATATGATTCCAACAAAAAATAGGTTATTGGTGAAGGTATTAGAAGATAAAAAGGAGAAAGCATCTTTTATGACAGCTGATGTTTTGGCTGCAGGTATTGATGTGGTTGATATAATAGTTGGTGATAAGGTTATCTTTGCCCCATATGGTTTTGATGAAATTGAGGCGGGTAAGGTGCGCAAAGTTATTATTAATGAGGATCTAATTCTTGCGATTGATGACAAAAAATAATCTTATACAGAAGTTAAAGGATAAATATGATGCTGCTAGGGAAAAGAGGAAGGTGCAGGAACTAAAGGATAGTCCTTTGAATGATAGGATTAAGGATATTCTCGATGCTGCTTTGTATGTAAATACTGATTTTTACTGTCATGAATGTAAAAAGGATTGTAGTGGTCCGGGATATAGACGTACATGTACATTACGCCCCCATTCACCTACGGCTTGGTACACTGGTTTCTGTCCTAAAGGCCATCAGATGATTAGACGTATCACCGATAAGGATACTGATCCTTATTATGATCAGTCTTTTGTGATTAAACGCCAAAGATATGATCTTGCCGACGCATTATTAACACCTAATGATCCTAGATTTAAAATACTCTATCCTAAACAGTATAAGGAATTAATGAATAATGGGAAAAAAATGGACTAACAAAGGTAAATTAACAATTAAACAACGTAAAGAAATCGTTGCTTTGTATTTTGACAATTATACTGTTCTAAGTATTGCTGCGAAATATAATATTGACCACACTACGATATATTATTACCTTGATGGTAGAAGGAGACCACTAAATAAAAAAAAGAACATTAAGAAACTTGATGTTCCTATAAGACCTGAACCGAAAGTAATATGTAAAAACTATAATCCTGCTATGTCTAAATATAAATGTTTTCTTCCGCGTAAGAAACAGAAAACATACAAGGAATATCTTGCTGAAAGTAAAGAAAGAGCTAAAAAAGAAAAAAAATGACTGAAAAAAAACCAGAAATAAAATCTGATGATTTATCTATCCTTGCTTGGATATTTAATAATCAGGTGGTATCTGAAAAGGGTGATCTACTGGATTTTGGTGATCGCCTTTTTTTGGTAGATATTCTGACGGATTGGTCACAGGAAATTGTTATTAAGAAATGTGCGCAGATTGGTGGATCTGTTACTTTTAGTCTTAAGGCTCTTTTTGCTGTTATTAAGTTTGGGTGGAATATTATGTACACCTTCCCTACTGACTCTGATGTTAGTGAGTTCGTAGCCTCTAAAACTAATAAGATATTAGCGCAAAATCCAAAAGTATTTAAAGGTATAGACTCTGATAATATTGAACGTAAAGAATTTAATTCACGATTTATATTCTTTAAAGGAACTGTTAGTAAGACTGCTGCTATTATGACTACTGCTGATTTACTTATTCATGATGAGGCTTCACGTTCTGATCAATCTGTTATTGATACAATGAAGTCACGTATTAAGGCTAGTAAGTATAAAGGTAGATGGTTGTTTTCTAATCCTACTACAGAGAAGGATGCTATTGATATTAATTGGCATAAATCTGATAAGAAGGAATGGGTTATTACATGTGGTCATTGTGGAGAGGAACAAATATTAACATGGCCAGAGAGTATCAATATGAAGAAAAGGGAGTTTCAATGTAAGAAGTGTAAGAAGAAAATTACTAATAATGATCGTAGGATGGGTAAATGGATAGCACAAAATCCTAAAAAAACTATTTCCGGATATCATATTTCTTTATTGATGGCCCCATGGGTTCCAGCTGATGATATTATTAAGGATAGCGAAGGCGATCAAGAATATTTTTATAACTTCGTATTAGGTGAACCATATAGTCCTGGTGATTTACGCGTAGGACGTTCTACTATCCTTGACAACTGGACACCTAAAAATTTGGAAACAGGTAAATGGTTCCTTGGTGTTGATGTCGGTAATATTAAGCATTATGTTCTTGGTAGTGAATTGGGGCCAACAAAGATTGGTAGATTTACTAAGTGGGCTGATCTTGATGATATGATGAAATTATATAAACCAAAACTTGTTATAGATGCTATGCCTGATAACACTATGTCTAAATATTATGTAGAAGAATACAGAGGAGCATTAATGAGTTTCTTTCAGGAAAATAAAAGTAATCCTAAGACTATAGTATGGTGGGGTGAGGGTAATAGGGATGGTGTTATTTACAGTAACCGTAATAGGATCATTGATCAACTTATTGATGAGATTTTAAATGCGAAAATATTATTCGGGTTATCTTCTGATAGTGAGATTAAAGAATATTTAAAACATTGGGAAACTTTACGTCGTATTAAAATTGTTGATAATAGAGGAATAGAATCATATGCTTGGGACTCTACAACTGGAGTTGACCATTATGTTTTTGCTACACTTTATTATTATCTTGCGACTCTTGGTAACTTTGGTATTGGTAAATATATGCCTGAAGCGTTAAGAGGAACTGACTCTAAAATTCTTATTGGTTCTGATAATGTTATGGGTGATCTTGGAGGAATCCTGGCAGAAAATAATAATTGGCCTGAAGAATAAAGTTCTCCACATTGACATTTAAAAGGAAATTATAAATAATATATAATATGAAAAAGCTCTCTGAATTAAATGACAAACAATTGTGCAAACTTATTGATAACAGATGGAATTCATCTGAATTAGTTTGGAATATTATTAAAGAAACATATGATACTAACTTAGGTATTTATAAAAATGAACCAGAGTATATAAAAAAAATACCAGTTAAGAAAAGTAAGGTCCGCGCAAACAGAATATTTGTAAATCAAGAAACAGTAATTAACTCTTTAATTTCTAACCCACCTAAACCTTTAGTATTGAATGGCCGAGATACGCCTGAAAGTAAGGCTCTATCGACGAAACAAGAAAAATACTTTCAAATAAAATATACAGAAAGAAATATAAAAGAGGTAATACGTAAATCTTTACGTAATTTATATTTTGGTAGACTGTTAGTTATTAAACCTTTTTGGAATGCAAAGATAAATGATTTTGACGCTAAATCAATTGATCCAAGAAAAGTTAGATTTGCAAAGACATCAACATCAGAAGATAATTCTGAATTTGCTATTGAAGAAATTACAGATAATCTTTCATCAGTATTAAAAAGATTTCCTGCAAAAGAAAAAGAAATATTAAAAAAATATGGTTATAAAAACGCTGATGATATTCTTGTTGAAAATCCTGAAGTAAAATATCAAGAAGCATGGTTATGGGATTATGTTATTTTCAAAATGGATAATATTATTTTAGGAAAGATACTTAATCCATACTGGGATTGGGATGGAATTATGATTACTCCTGAAGAAGAAATAACTTTACAGAAAGCTGAAGGTGATGGAAGAAGAACTATTTTAGATAACGCTAGAAACAGAATGCCTCTATTGGAAAATTCTGAAGAAGCATTAGATTTAAAATCATATAAATTTAATCACTTTGATCGTCCACGTAAACCATATATTTTTGCAACAATATTCAATAATGAAAATTCACCTATAGGACAGACAGATATGATTACACAGTCTGCTTCACTACAAGAAAATATTGATAAAACAAAAAGAGATATTACAGCTAACGCAGAACTTGTTAATGGAATTATAAAAGTTGACAGTAGCGTTATGGAAAAAGCTGATGCGCAGAGATTACGATTTGAAACTGAAGGTGTTATCTGGGGTAAAAATGCTGTGGCCGGAGTACAAAGAGAAACCGGACCAGCTTTACCAGCTTTTGTTGTTGAGAATATGAAAGACTCACGTAGTGAAATAGATGATATTATGGCTGCTTCTTCTGCTTTCAAAGGAATTAGAGAGGGACAAGAAACACGTGGTGGTAGACTGGCTTTAATTGATCAGTCATTTTTACGTTTAAATGAAATGGTACAGGTTATTGATTATACTAATTATGAGTTGTTTAATTGGTTTTATCAATTAGCTAAAGTTAGATACACAGAACACCACTATGCTAAGTCGCTAGGTAAATCAGATGCTATTGAAGTTTTGACATTAATACAAGATGATTTTCAGGATGGAACAGAAGTCAGAGTTATCAGTGGTAAGACATTACCTGAAGATAGACAATTTAAATACGAACAAGCTCAAGGTGATATGGACCGAGGTATTTTATCTCCTACTGACTACTTTGAAACAGCTGGATATGATTCTCCTAATGAAAAAGCAAAGAACAGAGTTATCTATGATATGAATAAACCATATGCTGTTGGTATTCCAGAAGAAGAATTATCACAAATTGCTCCTAAACCACAAGAAGAACCACCTAAGTTAAGTCTTAAATATGAAGAGTTACCACCAGATGGTAAGGTACAGTTAGCAGCTAAGGCAGGTATTACATTAAGACCAGAATTACTTGTAGCTGAAGAAATGAAAAAACAAAATGATGCTAAAGAAGCTACCCAAAATAAAAATGATTTTGATAATCGATCTTTAGAAAGTAAGAATAAAGAAGAACCAAAAAATAAGAAAGAAGAATAATTATTAATTAGTGTGATCAAGCAGTATTTTTTCACCCAGTTGGGCAAGTTAAAATAAAGGCAATCAAAAAATATATGGATAGAGAAAACAATCCAATGGAACTTACTGGCAGTGAAGAAGCTCCTGAAGAAACTCCTATAGTGGAGACTCCAGTTGAAGAAACACCAAGCACAGAAGAGTCTATAGAAGAGGTTCCGGTTGATCCTGAACCGGAAGAAGTTACTACTGAAGAAGTGCTTTATGAAACTCCTGATGGGAGAAAAGTAACAGCAGATGTACTTCAAAAGGAATGGAAAGAAAATTTCCTTCCTGAATTTACGAGAAAATCACAACGTTTAGCAGAGATTGATCGTGAAAAGGAACTTAATAGGTCCCCTAAAGAAGAACCAGCTTGGAAAGATCCTAACTATGTTCCGCAAAATTATGCAGAGGTCATTGAAATAGCGAAAGCTGCGGCAATTGATCAAATACAAAATGATGCTAAAAGTGAACAAAATAGGATTGCATCTATTAAAAAAAGCGTTGAAACAGAATTATCTGGTCTCAAGACTAAAGATCCATCACTTGATGAAAACTCTTTATTTCAACACGCTAACAAGTACGGTTTTCAAAGTTTGACAACAGCATATGCTAATATGAAGGATATGAAAAAAACAGCTGTGGATGTAGAACAACGCACGATTAAGAATTTAAAAACTCGTGATGTTGATCCTGTATCGACAGGTGCTGGAGGTGAAGCATCAGATGATTCTGGTTACGATCCTAATGAAATGTCTCAATATGATGGCGCTGCTGAATATCTTTCTCATCTTAAGGGGAAAAAATAATTTAAAATTAAAATTATGACATTTTCAGAAGCTGTAACTTCGGTTACAAGATCTTATATAGTACCAAAAGTTTTTGATACTATCTCTAAAGGTTCTCCAGTTTTAATGAAACTTTTGCAAAACGCAAAGTCTTGGAAAACTGGTGTTGATTACAAGGTAATCATAAAATATCAGGATTCAACAAATGGTGGAAACACAGGAATTGCTGATAGATTAGACACAGATAGGCAGAATGTTAGAACAACAATGACATTTACACCAAAGATGGCGTATAAGCCAATTGTTATTGCTAATATAGAACAAACTCTAAATCAAGGTGATGAACAAGTTATCGATCTTCTTGAAGCAGAATTTGATTCACAAGCACAGTCATTGATGCAAGTAATGGCTACAAACCTATGGACAGGTACAGGTGCAGGGAATTCATGGGATTCAATTTACAACGCTGCAGATGACGGAACAAACTTCGGAACATATGGAAGTTTGTCACGAACTACTTACACAACATTAAAGGGTTACTACCTAGCTGCTGCTGGTGCTTTGACACTTGCTAAGATGGCTACAGCTTATGATGCTGTACAGATTGGTAATGACACACCAGATATAATTGCTACAACAAAAGCTCTATGGTCAACATATGAGTCTTTGTTACAACCTACAGTAAGAGCAGGATACACACAAAATGGTTATCCTAAGATGAATGCTTTTGGTATGGTTTCAGGCGCACAAGCATTAGCTGGTCAAGCAGGGTTTGATGTATTGTTTTTCAGAGGAACACCTGTTGTTAAAGATGAACAAATTCCTTCCGGAAAAATGTTCTTCATTAATACAAACTACTTCGGATTTAAAGGAATTAACATTTCAGGTTTGAAACAAGTTAACTTCAAGAAATCAAATGACGGAGTACCTATGGGAGTTCCTGGAAGAATTCCTTCCACAAGAGGATTTAACTTCAGGGACATGATGAGTCCCGTTGATCAGTTAGCTGAAATCGGACACATTATTTACGCAGGAAACTTTATCTCAGAAAACCCTAGATTACAAGGTCAAATGGTAGGATTGTCATAAAACATTATTCGTCCCTTTACCGTGGACCACTACTAAGGTAGTGGTTACGCGAGAGGGTTAAAACTAAAAAAAATCATGACCCAAAACATAGAAAATTTTGTACCGGTAGTAAAATACCATGGATTGAATACAGCAACGGCAGTTACTTTAAGTTCAACACTCGCAGTTACAGGAAAGATAACTGGAGATGATGTAGACCTAGCTTCAGGAGCAGTTGTTGCTGGATTAGGTACAGGAGCAAACGGAATTTCTTTAAAGAATTTAAAGAACGCCGCAGCTTCAGCTCTTTCTGGAACACAACTTGATGTAGAAATAGACATAGGTGGGGTTGCTTACCACTTTACAGTTTATCCAACAAAAGCATAGAAGTTACTAAATAAGGGGTGTTTACCCCAAATAGCCGGAGGTTAAGAGCTAAAGGCTGAAAATAAAATTATGAACACAATAGCATTTCAAGCAGTCACAGATCAAAGTTCTACAGCTAACTTCAAAGTTGGTGAAAGAGCTATGACTCCTGACGGTAGAGAGTGGGTATACGTTAAAGCAGCAGAAGCTATTACCGCAAATATGGCAGTAGTTCCTGATACAGTTGTGGCCGTTGATACAGTATCTTCAAGCCAGGACTCACTTGGTAGGAACGTGTATATCACAGAAGCAGCAGCAGGATGGACAGTAGGTGCATATGCTGACGCTTGGGTATACGTAGACGCAGGGACAGGTGTTGGACAAGCTGGAAGAATTAAGACTAACACAACTACAACTCTTGAGTTGTATCCAGAATTTGCTTTCACTACAGCATTAGCTGTTGGTGACTCTGATATTACTATTAGAGAACCTTTTTCTGTTGATAAAGCCGCAGTTACAAGTAAAGTACAAGGAGTTGTTGGTATTGCACAAATTGCAATTACTGATGATTATTATGCTTGGGTACTTACAAGAGGTACAGGACTTGTATTAGCTGGTGAATCTCTAATTGTTGGATCTGGTTTCACTACTGGTGATAACACAGAGGGAACAGTACAAAAAGCTATTACAGCAGAGGGTCCATTTGACGCTCAAAATCTAGGTTACTGTTTGGTAGCAAATGCTGCAGCAGATACAGCAGCTTTAGTTTGGGTTGAATTAGGCTAAGTATTGCTTCTACTCCTGACTTTGTCGGGGGTAGGGTGCAGTATTTAATCTGCTATCAGGAACGGCGAAGCCTGATAATTATTAGTTCATTAATATAAAAATATGAATGAATCAGACTATAAGATAGTTCGTATAACGAACATATCAGACTTTGATTTCACTGGTGAGTTAGGCGCACGTTTTGGAGGACGTGACTTCTTCGTAGCCTCTGGTGAATCTTTATTAGTTCCGTTAACTGTTGGGGAACATTTAGCTACTCATTTGGCTAGGCAGATGATGATCAGACAAGCTCCGATCAGAGATGCAAAGCAACTTGATGGTAAAGGATCAGATCGTCCCCTTTGGGATGATGCGATTATCGATGAGTTAAAGAAAAAGATAATGGTAGAAGTGTATGAAGAAGAAAAGAAAGCACCATTGTCAGAAGCTGATCGTATGGCCCAAAGGGTTGACGAACTAAACAAAGTAACAGCACCTGAAGAAGAGGAAGGAGGAAATGTTGATGCCTCTGGAATCGTACCAGCTGAAAGTGACAATCCAAACGAATACAAAGATAAGTCACAAGTCATTGAAGAATTAAATAAGAGGGGTACTTCATTTGATGCAAGAGCAAGTAAAGCAAATCTTGAAGAACTTTTGAAAATTTAAAAACACATCCGGATTACTTTAGAGTAGTATTACGAAGATACGTGGATTCAAACCCACATTCGGATTATGGAAAAATTAAGTCAAGAAAAATTTAATACGTTAAAAGAGTTAGCAGACGTTCAAACTAACGTTGCTCTTAATCGTGCAGAGTTATTAAAACTCAAAGAAACGACAGAAGAGTATATGGTCGTGCGTGAAAAGGAGGCGGAGGATAGAGTTATCAAAGTCCTCAAAGAGAGTCGTGATGCATTAGATGAAACAACTATTAATCAACGAGAACTCTCAAGTTATAACCGAGAGTTACAGGCTTATGCCAATGAATTACATAAATCAGCTTCTGACATTATGACTCTCTTTGATGATTTTGGTAAAAGAATGGATATAGCAGATAAAGATATAGAAGAAGGTAATAAACATGTATCAGAACTTTTAACAAAAATAAAGATAGAGAGAGTACAGGTTCGTGAAGATAGAAAGCAATTAAATAGAGAAAGAAGAGTAATAGCAGATGAAAATCGTTTATTAATAGATCGTAGACAAACACTTGATCGTGCTTGGAAAGAATTAAAAAAATTAAAAGCTAATATAAAATAATTATGACAGAAGATACATTTATGAGAGATGCTAATCATATACCAATAACAGGTTTAGGCATTATTGGTAATAAAGCAATAACATATGCTACAGCAACTACTGGAGCAACCGGAGCAACTACTTTATTTACAGTTACAGGAACTGTAGCAGTTAGAGTTTTTGGTGTTTGCGGTTTGACTCTAGTAGGAGCTGCTACACTAGAAGTAGGAATTACTGGTGATACAGCAAGAATATTAGCACAAATTGCTGACGCTACAGATTTAGCAACTGATGAGATTTATTTAGATGCTACACCAACGTTGAAAGTGGAAGCATTACCAGCGCAGGTAATCATTTCAAATGGACAAAATATTATACAAACAATAGGATCAACAGCATTAACAGCTGGACAAATAACATACTATTGTTTATGGACACCAATAAGTTCAGATGGTAACGTAACATAAAAATTATGGATGCAATTAAAGATCAAAATCATATACCGGTAATGTTAGGTGTTTCATATGTTGATGGTACTACTTTAGTTCCTATAGGTATAGATTCTACTACTGGAGGTTTATGTATAGATTTAGTTCACACAACAACATACGCATCAAATACTTTGTCAGTTAGAGATGAAAATCATAAAAATATATTAATGGGAGTTAATTCAGTAACAGGACTCTCATGCCCGGTTTTTGTAGATCCTGTTACTGGAGGAATTTTAGCAGATAATTAATAATAATATCATGGCAGAAGCAATTAGAGATCAAAATCATATAACAGTAGCACTAGGTGTATCAAGCGCTGATTCTTCTGTTACCTTACCAATAACTATAGATAATGTAACCGGAAGATTATTGACAGATGCTACTGGAGCAGTAGGTACAGTAACTTCTGTTTCAGTTGCTTCTGCTAATGGTTTGGCTGGAACAGTTGCTACTGCAACATCAACACCAGCGATAACATTATCAACATCAATAACAGGAGTATTACTAGGAAATGGTACAGCAATTAGTGCAGCCGTAAATTCAGACTTACCAGTAATGACAGCTACAGTTGGAGGAGCAGTACCAACACCACCAAATAATACAACAGATTTCTTACGAGGTGATGGTACTTTCGCAGCACCAGCAGGAGCTGGAACAGTAACATCTGTATCAGTTGTAACAGCTAATGGAGTATCAGGTTCAGTAGCTACAGCAACATCTACACCAGCAATTACTTTAACTTTAGGAGCTATAACTCCTAGTGGAGTAACAGTTTCAGATTTAACAGCTTCAGAATTAGTAGCCACAGACGCTTCTAAAGGTTTAGAAAGTTTAGCAGTAGCAACTTACCCATCACTTACAGAAATTTCTTATGTGAAAGGATTAACTTCAGCAATTCAAACACAATTAGGAACAAAAATGGCTAACCCTATGACAACAGGTGGAGATGTTATTTATGGAGGTGGTTCAGGTGCACCTACACGTTTAGCAAATGGAACAAATGGACAAGTCTTAACTTCAGCTGGAACGACAGTTGCTCCTACTTGGGAAACTATCGCCGCAGGAGGAGATGTTTCAAAATCAGGGAATTTAGTTTCAGATTCTTTAGTAGTTGGAGCAGGAGCTTCTTCAATTAAAGATTTACCAATGACAGCTCAAAGTATTCCAATTGCCTTAACTGCGAATAGTATTTCAAGTATGGCAGTTACAGAACAGACAATAGTAGGAAGAAAAACAGGTGGTAATGTAGATAACCTTTCAGCAACGGAAGTAAAAACTATATTAGCTTTAGAGAATGTAGAGAATACAGCATTGTCTACAGGGCAAGCAGGAACTGTTGCAACTATCACTGGACTAGCACCTGACACAGCAACCACACAGGCTACACAAGCAGCAATAACAAGTGCAGCAAACTTAGCTACTGTTGGAACTATCGGAACAGGAGCTTGGGAAGGAACAGCCATCAATCAAACATATTTAGTAGGACAATCAGGAACTAATACAGGAGATGAGGTTGTAGCTACAGGAGCAGAATTAACAACTGGTACTGATGATGTAAAATATGCTAGTGCTAAGGCAATTAAAGATTCACACAATGTACCAAGTGTAGCTCCTAGTACAGATGGTAATGTAATGACTTCAAATGGAACTAATTGGATAAGTGAAACACCAGCTACTGTGCCAGTAAAAGCAACTGGAGCAGAGATTGATACTGGAACAGATGATGCTAAATTTGCAACACCTAAAGCAATCTATGATAGTCAAGCAAATGTAAGATGGCTATCATTTAACCTAGTAGAAGCAGGAACAGCCTGTTCAGTAGCTACAAACATAGGAGGAGATTTTGTCTCCCCTATTGCAGGAACTATTCTTCAAAGTGATACAACACCATTCTATCTATATGCTACAAATAGCACAGCAGGAACTACAGGAA